ATTTTTTAACCAGCCATGCTTTATGTCATTTACAGGAACACCTATGCTTAAACTTTCTTGGTAAATAGCATTTAATTCTTTAACTGTTTCTACCATTTCTAAAGGAACCCAAACATTAGTACCTTCAGTATTTTGTTTAGTATTTTTAACATTTCTTCCGTATGTACTTAATAAAAAATCAAGCTCTTCTGAAGTTAAGTTAAAACTATTATTGTTTAATTTTTTTAATAATCTTTTTTTATTGGGTCTTGCAATCTCTAAATAATTTTTATTATTACTTGTCCAATTTAAAAATTTAGTTACAACTTGTTGATTTACCATGTTTTATGTGTTTTAATATAAATAAAATATTAAAAATTAAACTAATTGTCAAAATTAAAAAATAATTTTAATATTATTCTAATTTTTATTAAGTACAAAGATACAATAATCTTTATATTTTTTTTATTTTATTTTTAAACCAAATGAAATACCTATGCCAGGTTGAATGCCTTGTGGGGTAAGTGATAAAGTAGGTCCTGCAATTAAAGAAAATTTATTTTTAGACTGTAAATATTGTATATGATTTTGTCTTACAGTATCTCTAACTAATAATGTTTTAATTAAAGTATCTGATTTAATTATTACATTATCACAATTTATAAGTGAATTTTTTAAAGCAATAACTAAACTATCACAAATAGAATCTTTGCCTGCAACATACTTTTTATCTATGCTATAAACAATTTCTTTAGATTTAATATAATGGTTTTTTACTACTTCTCTATCTACTATTAAAGTATCTATTTTTTGAGAAAGACTATCTGCTAGTCTTTGAATTATAGCTTCATCTTGGGAAAGTTTATTATGTGAAAACCACATATATGTCCCAAACAAAGTAACAAGGATTATAAGTATATATTTCATTATTTAACGTATGTATAGTATTTAAATGTTTTTTCTTCTCTATCAACCAAACCATGGGTACCACCATTAATTCTTTTAGTAAGAGCTAATATAGTTTCTTTGGTTACACCTTTATCACATATATCCCAAAGTTTGTTTTTATCAAAAAAGAATTTAGCAGATTCAAAAGAAAGTTCTCCAGCTACTAAATCAGGGTTAGACATAATCTCAGGATTTTTTAAATAATCTGAAAATGTTTGATAGTTTGATTTACCTGTTAATTGTAAAGCTCCCCTACCTCTAAATTTCCAACCATCTCCTGAAGCCTCATCACCATTCCCCATTCTTGAAGAATAAACTTTGTTAGCAATTTTTTCAGGGTTTCTTGCATACTTAGGAGCAGTAGCACTTGTAAAATATTTTCCAAATATCTTAACTAATCCTTCTGCAGAATAGTTTAAGTTTTCAGAAAAAGCTTTAAAGTTGCCAGACTCATGTGCTGTTTGTGCAAAAAAGTGTGCAGCTCTTTCTGGAGTAAACCCATAATATTCCATGGCAGCTTTTAATGTTCCGGGGCCAAAAGCACCATCAGCTGTTACCCCAATTTTTTCTTGTAATTTACTCAGACTCATTTTCTTTATTTTTATTAGTGTTAATAATATTTGTAATTTTTTCTGTTGCAGCAATTCCAAATGAACCTAATACTAATATTTCAAATGCTGTAAATATAAACTCATTTACAATAAGTTCTTTGCCTAGGTAGCCTGTTATAATATCTACTATTGCAAATAAACACATCATGATAAAAGCTAAAAATCCTATTACAGATTTTTCATTAATGGAATTGTCATCACAAAACATTTCTCTTAAAAATTTCATAGTTTTATTTTTTAATTTTTTTACAATTTATATGGTTTTATGGGTTATGTAATAAAAACCCATCCTTCAGACTTATTAATATATAAACCTTCTACTTCATCAATTTGATATATCATTAACCCTATAGCTGGCATAAATATTGATCTTTTTGCTTCTCCTGTCATTCTTGGGGGTAAAAATCCTTTTACTGTTGAATTTATATTTAATATAGAAGAAGGTTCTTCTACGTCAGTACCTATTAATACATTCCCATTAGTATTAACTTTAAAAAAAGTAGTATTAGTATCTAAATCTTTAATATTCCAACTTGCCTCTCCTTTTATATACCAATTAAAAGTAGCATTTATAGTTATAAATAAAGAATTTACCCAATCAACTAAACCCTTTATTGTAGGGAAATAAGTTTCTGAAGTTTCATTACCAACTACTGTTGATGTTTTATTAGTTTCATTTTCAGGAGTAAATCCTAATACATCTTGCTTTGAAGTTGCTAATCCGCTATACTGAGTATTTGTTGCATTATCTCCAGTGTTTGTTCCACTTGTATTACTTACAACTGTCAGTTGTGCATCCGTAATGTAACGTTTATTTAAAGTATCTGCTATATCTGCTGTTGTAGCATCTACCCCACTTGTTACAAGACCTTTTGCATCATATGTAATCTTTGTCTTAGTAGCTCCTACAATAGCAGTATTTTTTACAACCAATCCACTTAAATCTTGGTCTCCAGTATTACTACCACTTAAAGTTGTAATACCTAATATTGTTTTGATTCTTGAAATATCAAAATAAGAAACTATAGCACTCCAAACAGGAAATTTAGTAGTACTTGCACTATCTGTAGTAGAAGTGGATTTATTGGAGGAATCTTCTTTTAAGCCTATTGCAGTAGCTTGTAAAGTAGATATAGGTTTATTTGCATCATTTGTATTATCTACATTATTTAAACCTATTGCATTTTTATCTAAAGTTTGAAATGTTTTATCTCCTCTCCAATATTCAGAGGAAGTACCCCCTGTTATAGTAGGTTCTTTGGTTAATAGCCCAGTATTAACTGCATCCACAGTAGGATACTTTATAGAACTAGCTGTTAAATCATTTTGTTTATTTGCTAAATCTTCAGGAGTATATTCTAAAGCATTAGTTACATCTGAACTTAATAAGTATACATCTCCTTGTCTTTCATTAAAAGAATTTACTCCTGTAGATGTATTTATAACTTTATTAATCCATGTTTGAGAAACACTATCATAAGATAATACATCTCCTTCTTGTAAATTTTCAAAACTTAATCCTACTAAGTCATCTATATTTGGAGTAGATAAATTATAAAATCTATTATTTTGTCCATCCCAACCATAATATTTACCATCTGTTTTAAGATAATAAATATAAAAAGGGTATCCAATATCAGGAAGACTATTTAAAAAATAAACTTGCATGTTTAAATTTTATTTTTTTATAGTTTTCTTTATTTCTTGGCTTCTCATTAAAACTTCTTTTAAATTTGTCCAAATAGAAAATCCAAAAAGAGTTTTTATATTTTCATCTATACTCTTTGCTTCTACAAAACATAAGGATAGCGTTATTAATTTAGTTAATAAATAATTATTTTGATAATGTAATTTTGTAAATTCATTTATTAAATTATAATCTATTATAAAAAATGTTAATACAGTTAATTGATAAAGTAAAAATTTGCTAATAATTACACTTGCTTTTCTAGATGTAACAGATTCCCACCCTTCCAATTTAATTGCTTTAGTAACTCCTAATATAGTATCCAAAAAAATCATGGCACCTACAGCTAATAACAATCCATATATAGGAGACACAAAGGCAATCAAAGAAATTAATAATGTTTTTAAATAGGTTACTATATTAAATTCGGGTATTTTCATTATTTTATAATTTTGCCTTTACTATTAAGGTGTTATTTAGTTAAAATTTATTATTGGTGGTTTAGCAATATATTCAATAGTAGCTAAATCTTTTACCCACAATACATCTTCATATGTTGCATTTAAAACTTCTTCTTGGGATATAATCCAATTATTATTATTATCTTCAATAGGATTAAAAAATGTATTATTAGAATAACACTTTCCTATCAATAATTCTTTTTCTTGTTCTGTTAATAAATATACTATCATACGTTTCTGCTTAATGTAGTTTGAAATGTTTCTATAGCTGTTCTAAAATTGGCTTCCTCAGTGTCACTAAGTGCTTCTTGAATACTAGCAAAAGCTAAATTTGCTTCTGAATATTCTGCTGATGCTTCATTATTTGATGCTAATAAATAATAATTAGCATTTAAATTACTTGCATCAACTCCTGGAACTGGTATATAAGCAATTCCTGGTCTGTAATATTTAAAATCAAGTAAAGAACTTTTGCTCATTGTAAAAAATCCAATTTGACTTCCTGCAACGTCTCTCCCAGACTGAATAAATCCTAAAGTGGAATAATCTTGTCCTAAAAATTCAGGATAAAATCTATTAGATGCCTGTCCAAAAGCATCAATCAATCCCATTGGAGACCCTACTGTTAATACATTTCTTATGTACATTGAAATAGATTTGTTATCATTTGCTAAATGAACAATATCATTTAAGTATGTATCAGCAAATCCATTTACTCCATTGCTTGTCATTCCATTTGCATCATGAGTAATTCCACCACCAAATGTCAATCTAAATGCTTCATTTAAGTCTCTAGGATCTTTTAAATTCCACTTATGAGTATTATCAGTCCCTCCAACTATTGGATAAATAGCTTTCATTTTAGTCCATATATTGTCAACTTTCATTTGAACTACCAAAGTATTAATAGCTCCTGAAATAGTAGTGTCTGTTATACTCGCAGCAGTTAAAAAAGCTTGAGCATCTGGATCTAAAGAGGGTCCAAAAGAATAAGGATTAATTATCATCTAGTACCAATTAAAGTTATTTTTAAGCCTGTAGCAGAAAAATTACCTACCTGGTCAATGTCTATTGTAATTTCAGCATCGTCAGTTAGTGAAGATGTTACAATTGTAGCAGGTATTGAAGCTGTAGTGCTTGTTTTTTGTCCATTATCAATAGTTAATGTTGTACCTAATATTGAACTA